AATGTAAATCGACTAGCTGTAGGGTTAGCTGACGTAGAAAAACCAGATGTAGATTGTGATGCTCGAATACCTCGAGCTCCAGATGCTCCAGCATTCCACGTAAAAGTTCTACCATCAAATATAGTTGCAACTAATACTTGACCAAAATTATCAAGACTCCAATTTCCTGGATCTAATGTAACGGTACTTGTGGTTCGTTCTGTGCCCCAAGTAGAATCTCCCCATAAATAAGTTCCCCAGCCGTAACCCGTTGTTTGAGTAGTGGGTCCTACTTCAACATAAGGATTAACAGTTGCAGCACCTGCTGCAGTCATGCCTGTTCCTCCTTCTGCTCGTGAAGCTTGTATCGTAAACTTGTCTATATCAGGAACAGTTAATATTTCATAAACTTGTTGTAATTCAGCTGGTGTATAATCTGAAGCAGCTGTTACTGTAACAGCAGAAAGGGTTACATATCTTCCTTTAGCTAAACCGTGAGATCCTTTATTTATAGTTACAGTATTTGAACCATTAACAGTTGTTATAGTGCATCCTGTGATAGCTGTGTCTAATGGAGTAATATCAAAAAAATCATTACCGTAATATAAAAATAAACCCTGAGAAGTACCAATAGCGGCATAACGTTCTCCCGCTAGAGAAGTCCAAGCTAATTGCGCTCTCGCTGCGCCTGGTAATGTTTTAGATGCAGCTGTTAATTGTTCCCAACCACCTATTTTTTCAGGTGCGGTATATCTAAAACGTACAAAGTCACCATCTACCCACTGTCCAGGAAGAGCAGAGGGCACGCTTTGTTTATTAAAACCAGGTGCAAAATCTACTTTTTTTAGAGCCATAATTGTGTTACATATATATCAGTTTTACAGAGAATGAAAGTAACATAATTATGGACCATTTAGAAGCAATAGTTGAAATTAAAAATACAATTAATCTTAAATTTATTGAAAAATTAATTCCATTTATAAAGCATAAGGCTAAAAATAACTTATCTATTAGATCAGGAATTAATAAAAAAGTAAGAAATGTTAAAGGATATCACCTTAATTTTGAAACACCTACAAATTTATTTTACTGGAATTTTATAAAAAAAGAAATTGAAAAAAACTACCTTTTTTATAAAGCTAAATTTCCTAAAATGGAGAGCGATAAAATAAATCAAATAGATTTATTAAAATATAATATAGGAGGTAAATACGAAGTGCATACTGATCATTTTGCAACGAACCCACGACATTTAAGTATCATTATTAATTTAAATGATAATTACGAAGGTGGAGATTTAATTTTCACTGATCAAAAAGAAAAAGAAATAAAAAAATTAAAACTTAGTAAAGGATCTATTGTATTTTTCCCAAGTAATTTTATGTATCCACATATGATTAGTCCTATTACAAAGGGAACAAGGTATAGTATAGTAGCATGGCTGCAGTAAATTTTAAAGTAATTAAAAACTTTTTTTCAAAAGAAGAATTAAATATTCTTGATAAATATTGTTATAATAAAGTAGATCACAATAAAGATTATATGATAGATCAACAATCTTTTTCTCCTGCATGGTATAATGATCCATTTATGAATGCTTTGTTAAATTTAAAATTACCTTTAATTGAAAAAGAATCTAATTTAAAATTATTTCCAACTTATGCTTATTGGAGATATTATGTGTTTGGAGGAAGTTTGGCTAAACATACCGATAGACCTTCATGTGAAATATCAGTAACGTCGTGTATAAAAAAATATGATAACTGGCCTATTGTTGTAGAGGGAAAATCTTTTGAGCTAGAAGAAGGAGATGCAGTTTTATACGCTGGATGTGATCAAAAACATTGGAGACCTGGGATCTATAAGGGAGAGGGTTTAGCTCAAGTATTTTTTCACTATGTAAATAAAAATGGTCCCTATACTAATTATGCCTATGATAAACAAATAAAATGATTAATTTAATTAATAAACATAATAAATTAAATGAAGAAAAAAATAGTATAAATATTACTTATCCTAGAACAGTTAATATAATATTTGGTAATTACCCTTATCCAGATGTAATCCATAATCTTATGATTATGGTAAAATCTAATTTAGATCCCAAAATGAAAAATTATACCAATGTTAAAGGTGGTATGACTGATTGGAATTATTTTTTAGATAAAACTGATTTTATAAATTTTATAACTTTTTTAATAAACAAATATCAAACTACTCATAATGACATTTTTAGACACTTTCTTCAAAGAAGAACAGTGCAAAGCGCTTGGGGAAATGAAATAAAAAAAGGAGATAAATTAAAATATCACACACACCCATGTATTCACGGTATATTATATCTAACTAAGGGATGTGATTTAATTTTTCCAGAATTAAATATAAAAATAACTCCAGAACCTGGAGATTATTATATATTTCCTCCTGAAGTATTACATGGTTTTGATACATCTACTTTGGAAAATAATAGATATAGTTTAATATTCAATATTGTAGAAAAAAATATATTTGATTATACAAGTAAGTTAAAAAATGAATAACGAAAAAACAGTTAACATAAATAATTTTATTGGTGTATATGATAATTACATTACAAAAGAAGAATGCAATAAAGCTATAAAACTTTTTGAAGATCAAAATAAATTTAATAATACTATTAATAGAATAGGTTTTGAAAAAGCATCTATTTTACAAAAACAAGATCAACAATATTTTGCAGCCCCTAATAATATTGATGTTTGGTGGGAGTCTTTAAAACCTATGATGTTAAATTTTGATATGGCCTGGAATCATTATGTAAAGAATGTAGGGGCAGATGATGCATACGGAGTTCCTTTTCATTTTACAGATTTGAAAATACAAAAAACTTTACCTACAGAAGGCTATCATGTGTGGCACATAGAACATGGAAAAGGTTTTAGTAATGAACCACGTGCTTTTGTTTTTTCCATATATTTAAATGATGTAGAAGAAGGTGGTGAGACAGAGTTTTTGCATTTTTCAAAAAGAGTAAAACCTAAAACAGGTAGAATAGTTATATGGCCTGCAGGTTTTCCTTATCTTCACAGAGGAAATCCACCTTTATCAGGTGAAAAGTATATTTTAACGTCCTGGATGTTATTACGATGAGTATGATGTAGGTCTTGCACCTAATCTAGCAATCTTTTCAGATTCAGTTTCTTCATGAGTAATATTACCATCTACATCTCTTGTATCACCATTGTTATTATCCCAATCAGACTGTAATTGTGCTAAATGAGCTGCATCCCATTTTGCAATAAATTGAGTTGAAAAATCTCCTAAATTAGCCGCTGTCCAAGTAGCGTGAGGAGTATCATCTCTATATTCTACTGTATCATTGTAGTCATGATTATCGGCTTTATATTGAATGGCCCAAATATTTGACCATTTAGAATCGCTCCAAAAAGCATCTTCATCAATTATATAACCAGTACCTGCTTCAGCACCATTATTTTTAATAATCATTTTGTCTTCAAATACTACTGTCCAATTTGCGTTTGTTGCCATATTTTCTCCTAAGTCTTAATAATATAAATAACTGTTAAATAAGGTTGTAAAACTGAAGTTGCATCACCACTAAAGTTTGCACTCATATTGTGAGAGTGACCTTGCCCACTACCAGTAGGACCTGTTGGATTTGAAGCAAAATAAGAACCTGGTGAAGCCATTGGACCTGTTCCAGGACCCGTTGGATTACCACCTCCAGAGTGATTGTGAGCTGCAAGTTGTGCTGTTGATAAAGTTGCATTAGCTGTTGAACCACCAACGTTTCCAGTTGAAGTTACAGTGTTTGCCCCACCAGTTGATGCTAAAGATTTGTTGTTAGATTTTCCAACTGGTACGTTATCTGCTAAATCAGGTACATTGAAAGTAGTTGAACCATCACCTGCACCGTAAGTCGTACCTACGATTCCAAATAGAGTTGCATAAGTTGATCTTGAAACAGCTGCGCCGTTACACTCTAAGAAACCTGATGGTACTGATGCTGAAGACCACGGCACAATAGTTGCTGTTGGAATACCTTCAATACCTGTAAGGTTTGCTCCATCAAAATCATATTTAGTTGCTTCGTAATTTGACATATTATTTCTCCGTGTAAGTCCATCCTGTTGTAGCGTCTCCAGAATATACTAATCCAAAAGCTGCACCTTGTGTATTAACAACAAGATCAGATGCTGCATTAGCTATATTAGAAGAGTTTCTACCAACAGTCAATGCGTTAGTGTTGAAATCATAACCTTGATCTACAAAATGTACTTCATCTCCTGTAGCAGGTGAGGCTGGTAGCGTAACTGTTACTGCTCCACCATTTGTATTTACTAAAAGTTTAGCGCCAGCTTGAACTGTTTCTGCTGATGATACTGCTCTCCAGTTTCTTTGTTCAGAAACTTTAATACAATTAGTTCCATCAGAGTAAATTGTGTAATTATTTCCTTCACATAATAATACACCTGTTCCAGATGTAGTTTTAAATGTTAAAGTATTTCCAGCATGATCACATGCATCTTGAACAATATATGTTTTTTCAATTGAATCTGGAATAGTTACGTTTAAATTAGAAGCCAGTGTACCTGTTAATTTTATAACTTCATTTTTACCATCGGACAAAGCACCGTTTGTAAAAGTTAGAGCTCTAGATGCGTTAGTTACGTTAAAAGATGTAAAACCACCAATAGCTTGTTCAAGAATTAGTAAGTTAGTATTTGTAATTTGTCCCCAAGTTCCTGAGTTTTCCCCAGTTGCTTGTACTGTAAGTTTTAAATTTGCTGATGTTGAATTCGCCATATTAAATTCCTTATATCGTTTATTTTATTAAAATA